CCTGTGCGTATACTAAACATGTGAAGTTCCAGTTACACGATATAGCGCCTGGTTTGTAAAACACATTAACTTAAAGGAAGACTAACCTTGGATATAAAGTCCATTATTGCCAGGGACATTCATACCGGCAATAGCAGCTAAAGCTTGTTTAGTGAGCTTTTGCTTAATGGGTTTTGCGTTGGCATTGATAACCTCATAAGCATCATCACAATTATAACCTGTAACAGCATCCATTATACCACAAAACCTTTCTTTGGTTGCTTGTAACAAACTAGGTCCATAATTGTCCTCATCTTCATTCATTTCAGCTGTTTCATCAACAGCAGGCATATCAACCTTGACAGTATGAGACTTATTTCTGTCAAAATCAGTAGTGCCTTGAGTACCATTACCAGCGTTAATGTCACCACCAGGACCATGCTTGCTAAAAGTATTATGTCCTGTAGTGTTAAAACCTTGAGTTCCACTAAGCGCCATCCTATCCAACATTTGACGATAATCTTCGTAGCGAGTTATGACCAGTGAATCCCATTTCTCTCTAACAATCTCATCAATAAAGTAATAAGAATCAGGATGAGCCGTGGGTGGCATTCTATTAACAACTGGTCGATAAAGCACATTAGGTATAAACTCAATACCACAAGTCCATTCCATTCTAAAATTAGTGGCACTTTGTGGTGATTGATAGTAAGCCTGAATAGCAGAACAAGCCAAACGGGCAGCAGGATCAGCAGAAACACCCTTGGGTGACAAACTAGTCTCAAAGCTGTTAGGAACCCATTGAACCAGTTGAGCTACATTATTTTCTATGGGTTTACCAATAGCCAAATTATCTATAGCTTCACGAGTCCAATTAATACCATTTTGATAATCATTAGGTTCAAAATTAATACCAATAAAACCTGAACCTGCTTGGGTCATTATAGAGGCGGAAGGTATCATCTTCAACGTGAAACTAACCACACGCCATATACCATTACTAAAATCAGTAGTAGCAAAAGGCCCAGGAACAGAAACTGTGGTGGTACCAGTGACCGTAGCATAAGGATTTTGTATACCTATGGTCGGCGAAGACAACATTATTCTAAACCAATCAGCTTCTCTAATTCTAGAGGGTGTTATAGACATACTCATAACTGAGGTTGAATTGAGGTTGCCCATAGCTAAATCAAAAGAACCTTTATAGGTGGTTATGGCAGTTTCTTCCATACCTCTAGCCAAACCTCTAGATATACCATGATTCGAAAAGAAATGTGTAACTAATAAATCGTGTACAGACTTCTTTATGGCTTTATTCTCATTAAAATAAACAAGATCTAAAGCTTTACTATTATACTGTCGATTATTAGGAACATAAACATTACTACGAACATTTCTAACTCTATCACGTTTAGTGCGCATAGGTGCCATTACAGCAACAGGAGCCATTGGTGCTACAACAGCAGGTGCTGCAACAGGTACAACAGCAGCTAATGCAGCTCCCTGTCTATTAGCACGTCTTTGTCTAGCTTTTCTACTGGTGCCCTGACCAGGTGGTTTAGGCACACCTTGATTAGCAACTTTACGTACTTCAGCATTAAACTTGGCAGCATTAACGGCATTCTTATAAGATCTAAATGATTTCATGTTGTAGAGATGTGAGTTGGTTTGAATTAAATTCGAACCAGAAGCACAGCTACCGATCTTATTATATAATAGATCAAAAACAGTGCCTCCTATATTGTCACTAATAACAACATCATAGGACACAAAAGGAGGAAAACCATAAACTTCTTCCCACATCTCACAAACAATATCAGTTTCTAACAGATGACCATGAGTTTTACTCATTTGAACGTCATAAGACTCAACAAAAATCTCTATTGCCTTTAGTCTTTTCTTACTAGGAGAAAACTGATTATCATCTAAATATTTTTTTATGTGTTTAATATAATCAGACAATATCGGGACATTAGTGGCCCACATAGACAAAGCCATATAGGTAGCAAACAAATGTTCATTCTTATCAAGCAGCTTAACTCGAGGTTTAACTATTAAGGCTTTATGCAGCTGTCGAAAAAAAACAAATGTACCATCCAAATGACGTACACTATGCATAGACAAAAATTCAGTATAGGCAAATGGCAAAACAACAACTTCTTTAATAGATTCGCCTGTGCCGTGAATAGTTTTGCTATTATTTATACAAACAGCTTTCATAAGCTCCTCAATAAGTCTTTTTATCTCACCTATTATCTTATAAATAGCATCATCGCCAGCCACATATGTAAAACATGTATTAGTATCAGCATGTCGAAACCTATTGCTGATAAAATCATAATAAACTTGCAAAACTACAAAGCCGGCACTAAACGCTATGAACAGATTTCTGAGCAACATCCAAAGGGTGTTACCCACAGTAGTATGAATTCCCATACCACTACAGACTTTGGCCAAAAATTCTATCAGCAAAAAGGTCTGTTGGTCACCAAATATGTACCTGGCCGTATAATCCATATTAGTCATATGTCGCAATAATTCTGCTCTAATAGACTCAGGTATATTCATAAGATTACAAACTTTAGCAAACAACAATCTTATAATCCTGTTGTGCACATCTAAAATTCGCGGACCTTGGTGAGCATCGTGATTTTGTCCATCAATGCTAACATTGTAACCACCTTTAACAACATGTAACAGATCTTGTGTCATATAATCGCCTATTTCCGCAGCGTTCATATCACAGATAAACTCAGGAAACACTGCCATTAATAATTTCTTTATACCCCAATTAAACAGCAACGGCCAACCAGTGGCAGTAACATGAGGCCCCATTATTATTCTAGGCTTATCACTAGGGCACTTCTGTTTAACAAAAGCTGTGAAATCATCCACAATTCGCCCTTCTTCCAATACTCTCTGGCAAGCTTGTTTATATTTCTCAGCTTTCTTAGGCTTACGACTTTTAAAATAATCCTCAGGATCTATATCTAATTGTACAAAGTTAACCCTTCTAAGCAATTCTGGTTCCAGAATCATATAATACCACACATCAAATCGATCAAACCATTTAGTATCAGCGCTAGGTACCTTTTGAAGGTGTCTGCCCAACATAGCATAAACAGCATTTCTAGGGCAACCGTCATAATAATTATAAACGATATCCTCCCCATTAGCTATAACATCAGGCATACTAGCCTTATACTTATTAACATTACAAGCACAAGGTATATCAGCAGCTGTTAATTGGCCCGATTCAAACTTTCGTTGTATGGCCTCATCAGCAAATTGGACACGCTTAGTATCGACACAAAGATCAGTCGCTTTGATGCTCAACAATTCATCATCAACATGTCGAACAATTTCAATACCTATAAGACCACTTATCCTATTATTAGTGCGTGCCAATTTTATATAATCTAAGGCCTCTTCATAATTGACAGTTCGAGAAAAACTTATATTCTTAAACTGTCTGAGCGCCAAACTAGAACGTATCATAACAAAACCATTTAATGCCAAACTAGTTACACCATAACCTATAAGAAATCCCCAACCAAACTTATAATTGAGCCACCAATTAGCTATACTAGCTACAGTAACTAAAGTGGCATCTAAACTGATTTGAGACACAGCTTCAACATAATCTATGGCGACGTTGGCAGCCACGTACTTATTACGATCTTGCTCAGGCAAATTATCGACTTCTTTATCATACTTCTGAATATAAGAGCCGACAAATTTATTATAGATAGTGTTCTTAAAGCTTTTACTTATACTTTTAATTTGCTCACTACCCACAGAATCTAAACTTATCTTATTTATATTGCAAAGAACACCATTTATCTCGGGCACAACTTTTGAAACGGTTCTAGTAACAGCATCAGCCATAATATTAACAAATCTATCCTTAAGACTAGAATTATCAACACTAGTATTCTTGACAAATCTTTCATAAACATTGTCATTAACACTAGCATAATTAGCTTTGCTCTTACTAGACTGCTTACTGATATGGTAGATACATTCTTCTATATCCTCTAAAACATCAACTGTTACTTGGTGACCTTCAGTATTCAACATACGTTGTGCAGCAGCACTCATAGTGTTGAATTTAGCCATCATAACGGTTGACTTAGAAGCTTTCTCCACAACATCATAAACAGTCCTTAAAACTTTACGTTTCTTGTTAGCAACTAAGACATCATAGCTAGCACTTATAGACCTAAAATCTTTTATGGCTCTAATCTCATCATACTCTATATCAACATATGACAACGATTGATCCATACAAGGAGCCACAGGAGGATGATTAGTGTCTACTAATTTAAGTAAGGCCATACTTATTTGCGGACCCACCTTTACTCGCTTAAGCTCCATGCCAGCCATGCAATGTTCACCAAATCTAACAACAAAATTACTAGAATCTAAATTAGGGTGAATCATTAAAGAGTGCTCATACTTACTGTTATCACGAGGCTGATAAGAAACCATACCATTCTTAACAGTCGCTATGGCCTCATTATCATAAGCACCATAAACACCATCATCCGTATTGAACAATGTTTGCAACACGTAAACGGTGTAATGCTTATTATTAGCTTTCCTATTAGCCAAATTAGCAGCTATATAACCCTTAACATCATAATGATATGACTCTACAAAAACAGCCACATCGGCATCATCAATAACCTCATGATTAACTATCTTATTAGTTATATAAGGCTGATACTTAGCATGTTCTCTGAGATAAACACTATCATAACCAGGCATAATATCAGCTCGATAAGCTATATAATTAATCGATTTGTTGAATATAGCACCGTTCATAAGATCATCCATTTTATGAATCTTAGAACCAACCTCAGCAACAACCAACTTGGGATTTAACACCCACTCAGTATGAATAGCATTAACTAAATCAACAGTAAGAGCATCACACATAGTTCTCAAATAAGGATGTGAATAACTCTTAGCTTGTCTATTCTTAAACTCAATGGGATGCTGTCTGATTAGATAAAATTTATCTCTTAATAAATCTTCTGTATACTTGCCGTATTTAAAATTAACGTTTATGTCATAATAATTATGAAAATTACTAGTCCACTTCTGAAAGGTGGGTTTGACATCACGCTTAACAGCAGGCACAAAAGAATGAACAGCTAATTGCTTCTTCACTGGTAAAGGATTATTAGCTTCAAATGCCGGCATATAATCATTTATGTCTTCTTCTTCACTGTCTACTATATCCAAATCAGAATTAATAACATTAGCTTTCCTAACTTCATCAAGAAGATGATTATAATCGTCTTTAAAATTAGGTAAATGCAAATAAACATGACTCTGATAGACTATTAATGTATTCTTATTAGGAAGATAAGACACATCATTAGCACTATGTGCTAACATGACTTCTAAGTCGACAAGTTTGGCTAAAGCCTCCACCTCACGCATAGTCAACCCATTTTTATTAAGTTTGGGCAATTGATTGCCAGCATAAAGGCGATTCTCATCCTTCATCTGACCTTCAAACTTAGCTACGTGGATTTTCATTGAATCCATAAACGTTCTACGATTATATTTCCTATTTATAACAGATAAATGACAATCAAGAACTTGATTGTATTTACTATAATAATGATAGAACATTATGGCACTAAAAGCACAACTATTATCAATACCGGGTACATCCAGAAGTGTTTTATCCCCTATTCTATAAGGTGCAAAAGTATGCACCGAACGAGAATTAGCTTCTAATATGATATCATCCGAACCTATATGATGTGCCACAGCCCAACCACGAACATAGTTTAACACTATCTTACGTTGGTTAGAATAAAACCACATACCACCTAAACACACATAAAATATAGGCTTGTGAGGGGGCCCCATTCTACCAATCTCAGGCAAATGTAAATCACCATGAAGTTGGCAATAAGTATTATATTTGTCTGAATAATCCAAATTATCGCCGGCATATAATCTTATGGCACCTTTAGGTATGTCATCACTTTCCTGTCCAATATTATTGCAACAAGGGCATTCACAAATTTCTCCTTGATCCCACGTGCAATCATGGAAACTGATAGGTGATAAAGACATGATAGACAAATCATGGAATATTGAATTGTCTAAGAAAGGCATACTAATATCCATATTACAATCCTTAGCAAAAGAATGTATAGCATCGGCAACATTCAGACTGACGCGAATACAAATTCTATCGTCATAAGAACAGACATAATCGACAGAACGACGATACATTCTAGTATGTGGATTATAGACATAATCAGATAAATCCACAAAAGAAGCAAAAGCGTCTTCAGTTCGATCAACAGAGCTAACAGGCATCAGATAAGTCATAATCTAAAGCGCT